AATCCGAACTGTTACGAACTTTGGGGCGGCGTAGACAACATTAAAGAAGCGAATCAATTCATGGAATTTCGAGTAAAGAGGGTGGAGCAGATATGACGGATATAAGAGGTAAAATTCAGCTTGCCCTCGATACTGCCTTATTCGCCGATAAGGTATTCAGCTTTTGGAATCGCAAAGTTGAAGTTGAAGGGGCAAACCCGGATGAATATATAGTCTACACTCTATCGGGCAATGACTCAGATAGTTTTGCAGATGATACGGCCTTGGTAAAATCACACGATGCAACCATCCGCTATTACTACCGGGACACTCTACCACACACCTCAACCGGAAGAAACAAAGTAAAGAGCAGAGAAAAGCAAATAATCAACGCTCTAAAAAACGCAGGCTTTGAGATACCCAATGAGGTATTTGATGCTGGCGACATAGATAGCGTCGGTTTTTTTGTGTCTCTGATAGACTGCCAATACTGGGAAGTGGTTAATGATGGCTAAAAAAATCAATATAGATGATTTGGAAATTGCCATAGAAGATATTTTGGACGATTACAGCGACGATATATATTTCCTCACTGAAGAAGGATTGAATGAAGCGGAAAAGGTTTTGATAGAAAATCTAAAAGCCGCAAGCCCAAAGGACAGCGGAGATTTTGCAAAGTCTTGGAAGGGCAAAGGCAAGAAATATAAGTTCAGGCGATATGTCGGCAATACAAAGATGGTGGAAGGGAAGAAAGGGAAAATACCACTATCAAACATTTTGGAGTACTCAACGGTCCATGGAAAGCCTTTTATAAAGAAGACTTACGAGCAGAGTATTTCAGCAATGAGAGAAGCAATCATAAAAACTATCGAAAGGAAGGGATAATTAATGGGAAATAAAGTAACCTATGGGTTTAAAAAGGTTCACATAGCATTTTTGAATTCAGCATCACAGACGCCACCAGAATGGGAGGCTCCCACAGAAATCCCCGGGGCGGTGAGATTCACACCGACAGCGCAAGGACAGGAAAATACATTTTACGCCGATGACAGTCCGTATTTTGTTGTGACGGCAAACAACGGATATACGGCTGAGCTAGAAATGGCTTTAGTGCCTGACGCTACACTCGCAAGAATGTTAGGCTGGGAAATAGATACTAATGGCATGCTGGTTGAAATAGCTGATGCAATACCGGAGCCGTTCGCACTTTTAGGTGAGGTAACCGGGGATGCAAAAAACAGGAGATTTGCTTATTATAACTGCATTGCCTCGAGACCTGCCAAGGAACACTCCACGAAAAACGAATCCATAACGCCATCGACAGACATAATCAATGTGACTATTACACCTATTGAAATCAGCGGCAAAACAATTGTCAAGGGCGTAATGGAATTGAGCGATACGAACACAGTGGCTTACAATGCGTTTTTCACAGCGGTACCGATGCCGACATTTGGGGGTGCATAATAATTGATAAGCAAAACAATTGAAATTGACGGAAAGCAAATAGGATTTAAAGCCTCGGCAGCGATACCGAGGCTTTATCGTATCAAATTCCGCAGAGACATATTCCAAGACGTTCAGAGGCTTACAAGCTCTTGGGATGAAAAGAACCAAGACGAGAGCAAAATATTTGAGGTTATAGACCTTGAGATATTTGAAAACATGGCCTATATCATGGCTAAACATGCAAATCCTGAAATACCCAACACTATAGAAGAATGGTTGGAGCAGTTCAATGTATTTTCTATATATGAGATACTCCCTGTGATATTGGAACTTTGGAACTTAAATCAAGAAACCCTTGTAGAAAGTAAAAAAAAATTGAATCAAGTAGTCGGCCGCTGACTACACCTCTGTTTTTACTCAGGTGCTGCCAATTAGGGTTGTCGGTGGCTGAATTAGATTTTTTGACTGTTGGATTAGTCACCGACATGTACACCGAAAAATCAAATGATGATGTGGAGTACACACGAGAGGCAACACAAGAGGATATCGATAAATTGTTGTCGTAGGAGGTGAAATCGTGGCTAAAAAAATTGCTGGAATTACAATTGAAATAGGTGGCAATACTGCTCCGCTTAATAAAGCTTTGGCTGGAGTAAATAAAACATCGAAAGACCTGCAATCTGAATTAAAACAGGTGGATAGGTTACTTAAGTTAGATCCTAAGAATACAGAACTCATGGCGCAAAAACAAAAACTCTTAACTGAAGCTGTAAAAAACACTGGTGATAAGTTAAATACACTCAAAGAAGCTCAAAAGCAAGTCAATGAGCAGTTTGCAAAAGGTGAAATGTCAGAGGACCAGTACAGAGCCTTTCAACGTGAAATTGTAAAAACTGAGCAAGACTTGAAAAAGCTTGAAACTCAACTAGGACAGGTGAATGACAAGTGGAAGGAATCTGCTGACAGACTGAAAAACTTTGGAGACAAAACAACATCATTAGGAAAATCTATGCTTCCGGCAACTGCCGCAATAACGGGGCTTGGTGCAGCTACATTAAAATTTGCATCAGACGAACAGGAAGCTCTAAATAAAACACAGGCATCATTCAAAGATGCCTCAAAAGAAGTTGAGGCGTTTGCCGAAACGTCTCTTAAGACATTCGGTATTGCAAAGGGGACAGCACTTGATATGGCTGCTTTGTTTGGTGATATGGGAACCTCAATGGGGTTGACTACATCTGAAGCGGCGAAAATGAGCACAGAATTAGTAGGTTTAGCAGGTGACTTGGCAAGCTTCAAAAATATTGGGCTAGACCAGGCACAAAATGCACTTAAGGCAATATTTACAGGTGAGACAGAAAGTTTGAAGAATCTTGGTGTGGTTATGACCCAAACAAACCTTGATGCATTTGCATTGGCCAATGGTTTCAGGAAAACTACAAAAGAAATGACAGAATCTGAAAAGGTAATGCTCAGATACAAGTATGTAATGGAAATGACGAAAAATGCACAAGGTGATTTTGCAAAAAATGCAGGAGATAGTTTGGCGGTTAATCTTACTATTGCTAAGGAATCGGCAAAGGAATTAGCAGCAAGTTTCGGCGAGTTGTTGATTCCTGTAATAGTCCCACTAATTCAGAAACTAATAGTTCTTGTACAGTGGATTGGAAGTCTTGATGAAGGAACCAAAAAGATGATTATTGTATTTTTAAGCTTAGTAGCTGCTATTGGTCCAACATTAATTGTTCTTGGTACATTAGCAGGGACAATCAGCAACCTTATAAAACTGCATGGTATGTATGTTACATGGCTCAATGGTTCCACTCTTGCGACAAAACTTTGGGCAACTGTAACTACTGTAGCAACTACGGTTGGAAAAGCATTTGGAGCGGTGCTGACGTTTCTCACGGGCCCTGTAGGATTGGCTATAATAGCAATAACTGCTTTGATAGCCGCAGGCGTATTGCTTTATAAAAACTGGGAAAAAGTAACCGCATTTGCTAAGAAAATGTGGGAAGGGCTTAAGGATATATTTACGAAGATAAAAGACTTTGTAATAGGAGTATGGGATGGCATAGTGCAAGGCATTAAGGACAGAGTTAACAAGGCAATAGAATTTATAAATGGCATGATAACGGCGCTTAATAAGTTAAAAGTGAAAATGCCTGACTTCATGGGAGGTAAAACAATAGGCTTCAACATAAAAGAGATTCCTATGTTAGCCGAGGGCGGCAGAGCAATAAGGGACGGCTTGGCTCTAGTAGGTGAAAGAGGTCCTGAAATCGTAAAACTAACACAAGGGGCTGAAGTAGTGCCTTTGGGCAAAGCCGGAATAGGCAATGTAAATGTATA